CCACCCAACCAAAAACCGCAAAAGACTTCCCGTTGCCTGGGTTGAAAAAGGCAGCCGTTGAGCTGAAGTTATCGTCCACCCCGTCGAGGTTCGCCGCTGCGTTGGATGCACCAAAAAGGTCTGCCCCTGTGTAGACCAGAGAACCATTGGCCGTGAGATTGTTCGCGTTGGCTGAACCATCGTTCGGGTTCGCGATAAGAGGGAACCATGAGCGTGAAGCCGCTGCAAGGGCCGAAGGGAAGGAACCTGCGGCCAAGGCATGCCCAGCCGCAATTTGCCCAGCCGAACCCACGGAACCAATCGCCTGGGAAATGCTGTAAACCTTCGGATTAATCGCCACGGGGCCGTTGTCATGCTTCCGGTATGCCAGGGTGCCAAAAGCCGCCCCAGCACCGCTCCAGGCGTTTCCTGTAGTGGCTGTGCGAATAAATCCGAGGTGGACATACCGTGCCCGATTGATCTGATCGGGGGTGGTAGTAGTCAGGTAAAGGTTGGCCTGGGTAACACCTTTCACCTTGCGCCCTGTGTCGGTCAGTACGACCGCTGCCGAGAGGTTCTGCAGATCGACATAAAGGTGATAGGTGGTAGCGTCTGAGGGCGAGGTCCCCAGGATGGTGGTAAGGTTCACCGTTAGGTCAACCCCGTAGTCAGTTGACACGCTACCAGATCCGTCATAGGTGGCAAGCTCGCTGCCATCGTCAAGGCCGATGTATCCACCCTTGAGCACAGCGTTAGGGGTTGAAACCGATTGCAGCTTGAACGAACTATCCCCGGAGGCGCCCGGTTTAAACTTCTTGCTAGAGAACTCATACACCAGAGCCTGACCGTCTTCGGGGGGGGTCGTGGTGATATCCACATCCTTCACATCGCCATCACGAAGGGCAACGCTGTCGAAGGTCACACAGACGGCAAAGGTAAGGTTATCGCCCCCTGTGTTGTTCGTTATCTGAAGGGTGGTTGATTCAGACCCTACCTTTTCAATCACCGTGAAGGCCGAGCGCAAGGGGCTTGAGCTGTCAGTCAACAGCACCCATTCGCCCCCGGTGTAATTGAACAGGTCGAACCTCAGATTCGAAATGTCGGTTTCGAAGTTATGAAGCAGATCGGCTGTTTCACCCTGGTCAAAGTCGGTGATCGAAAACCACCGATCGGCAGTGTTGTCACCGATCTTCTTATATAAATCTTCGATGGAAGCATGAAGCGCAACGCCCCCTGTGGTGCCTAAGGCTGGGTGGTTGAGCTGGAGGCGTGAAACGACAGTCATTTTTTATCTCCCGAAGGTCGCGAAGTTCATTTCTTTTTGCTTTTCAGTCCTGATTTTCGTCATCACCCTACCGTTGGCAAAGGCTGCGAACTCATTGTCCCTGGTAATAAGTTTGAGGCCAACCAAGGCATGAACCGGTCTGACCTCACCCATGAAATTTCCTGGGGTCATGGCGATGGCGATCCATTGAAAGTTCACGAAGTCCCAACCATCACACTCAACCAGCGGCTTTATCTCCTGGGTGGTGACATCCCGAATCTCAATGCACGCCCTAATCACCCCCTCCTTGTTCTGGGTATAGGCCATCACCTCTGGGGTTTTCCCTGGTGACGACCATTTTCCCCATTTAGATGGGCGATTTGCGTAATCAAAACGCCATCGCATGTCGTGCATTTTAATTTGGGGGTTGGGGGGCAGCATGGGCATCCTTTATCTTTCACAAGAGACTGTCAACTATATAAACTTCAATAGTTACAGGCGCTTACTTTATTACACAGAATGTTACACAGCATCCAGTCAACTACGCTGTGAAGCTGTATGCAATCACCCACTCCCATTGCAGGATGCCCCCATCAACCTCGTCTTGACGGAGGAAGAAGCGGAGCTTCGCATGGGCGCGGTCGCCATACAAGGCAGCCTCGGCAGCATCGACACCGAAGTCGCGTCCTATGACGCCATCAGCAGCGCCAGATGGGGCAATTTCAACCCCTGTGCCCTGGCTGTTTGACATCGCCTCAAGCTTCATCAGGAAAGCTGTTGCCAAGTCCCTGCCATCGCCCGATGCAGCGCCACCATTGTCGCCATAAATTTCCTTAAGGCCACCGACCCGGGAGCCCAGAAACTGGTTGGCGGTTGAAACATCCCATTGCATGTCGATATGAAGGCCATTGCCGAAGCCGTCGCTGTTGTTTGCAATCGCCCCGCCCATGGTGTCAGCGTTGCCCATGTTCAGAATTTTCGTGAAGTCGGCAGCCGCGCTGTTGGCACCACCATAGGTGAACCCTGTCCCCACGCCAAACTGCTGGAGGTAGGTCTTTACATCCGTCACGGGGTCAATGGTGGCATTATGCCGGATAAAGACGTCCTTGGCCCCTGTGTTGGCTGGTTGGGAGATGATTGGGGCGTATTGGCCATTGATGACCGCTCCCATGTCGATACCAGTTCCGCCACCCTCAAGGGCGTCAGAGAAGTTCGCGCCATTCCAGGTCGATGCAACGGTCAATAATACTGTCATCGTCTTTTCCTCGTGATGGGGTCCTTGTGAGAAGAACCTGACCCAGATGGGCGTAGATCCTCCGAATTTATTAGGTCTCTTCCGTAATGGTAGCTGAATACCCGCCAACTATGCCAGGGTTTAGAGGAGTATATCCCGGGAACGGGGTCATGGCGAGCGACCAGATTTTTACCGGAACCTTCAGCCCGTTGGGGTCATAGCCAATGTCCCTCACCATGCAAGGCACCTCGTCAAATATGGCCGAGCCTATTTTGACATCAAGCGACAGGAAGTCACCCACATCCTTGATGGCCGACCGCCATGTCAGGTTGCCAGTAATGATTTCAAGGGTGGATGAAGACAGCTTTAGGATCTCGGTCACCTGGGCCTTGACGTCATCCAGTAGATACAGGTTCGGAAAAACCAGCTTCTTGGCTATCCGCTTTCCCGACTGTGTGATGGCGGCCAGGTTGGTAAAGATGGGCGTCGAGTAGGCGTTCTGTCCCACGTCTGGCAGGTAATTAAAGACCCCCTGGGCAGTGTTGAAATTGTTTTTTTCGTCAATGGTGGTCTGCAAGCTGTCCTTTTCAACGTCCCAGTTTCTCACCCGGTAGCCTGGGGCAGCATCCCAATCCTCAAAATGCAGACTGTTCACCTGGATTTTAAGATCGCGGTTTACAAATGCCTCAAGGCGAACCTGCTCCATCATGGACAGTGCATAGGTGAGGGCCGGGGTCTGCTCGCCAATCCATGCCCTGGATTTGATTGATGCAATTGCCGATTGTGATGGACTGGCTTTGTCTCGGTAGGTGTCCCAGGACGAATGGAAATCACCGGATACCAGACCACCATATGTCAACAGGATATCCCGTGCCTGGCTTACAAGATTGTCTGAATACGCCCCCAGGTCTTTACCTTTACAGGTGGCCCAAAAAGTGTCCCCGCTCTCATACAGATAGGCCCCACCGTTCACCCATAGGGTGGCAGTGTTGTGGGCCACGGTGGCTGATTTATTACCCGCCCCGACGGTGATTTCAGACGATGGAACCGCGAAGTAATCGGTGCCCCGTTGCAGGTAAAGCTCCCCGAAAGACAGGAGGTCGTTGAAGGCCAGGAGTAGCTGGATCGGCTCATAGGTGGCCGAGGCTGCAATCTTAAACCTGTGGTCGCCCGTGCCGGCTGTGGTGGAGTTTATGGTTGGCCCCCCGAGGGTGGCGGCCAGGGTAAACTGGTCGAGGTTTACCGACTTCACATAGTAGGTGGTGGCTGGGGCAAAGGGCGCTGGCAGCGTCCCACTGGTGAGCAGCTCCACCGGGTCGTCAACATCAAGGCAATGGGATGGGCAGGTAAAAATAGCTGGCGACGCTGGGCCAGAGATGCTGAGGATCGACTTCTCTTTCCTGGTCACTTGTGGGTCATTTCCATTCACCACGAATGCCGGTATAGATGCCGGGGCAGGTTCGGTGCCAACGGTGTAATCCCCATAAATGATAGGAATCAGCTTGCCGACATTTTTTGCCTCGATCTTCGGGTAGGCTGTTTCGGTCATCGTATCCTGGGGGAACGAAGCGTTCATGCGGTCATAAATGTCTCGGGCGATGACGATGATTGATTTCGTGGTTCGTTTAAAGCCACCCACGTCAGTCACCTTGCCAGTGAATATGGGGAAATAGGTTGCCCCTTGCTCTGCCAGGCCCAGCTTGACCGTGACATCCTTGCCGATCCACCCGCCGAAGTCGGCACCCGCTGGCAGATATTTATTGAACCGTCCATCGACGTTTGACAATTCAAAGGTCAGGGTTGAAAACTGAAGCTCGTTTGACAGCCATTCCCCCACAGTCCTTGCGATCACCGGAAAGTTCAGCAGCGCCTCATAGAATATTGACCCGACATACTTGTTCCGGTCGCTGGCATAGATGGTGCCTGTGGGGGTTTCGATTTCCACAATCATCTCAAGCCGGCATTCCAAATTGTCATGACAGGCGTCAAGCAACGCCTGGTCAAGTACGGTGGCTGTAAGGTATGGGCGACGGTCTTTGCTACTCACAGGCTTTCATCCACCTCTAGGCTGAAGTCAACAGTGTTGTTCTCTGTGTGCCCATAGTTGACATGGATTTCGTCAGGTATGGTGACAAGTTTCCCGAATACAGCGAACCGGGTCACGTCCTGGGGCGTTGGTATCCACAGGCATTTAAGTGACGTCCTGGCTGTCTCGAATATCGACCGAATATTTTTGTAATTACCCTTCTCGTACCGAAGGAACCTAAATTCAAGGCTGACGGCTGTTTTGAGGGCTCGGTCGTTAGACACGTTCGTGAATCCCTCGGTGGCCACCTTGTCTGAAAAATGTCGCAGCTTGCGGGTAACTTGGTCGGTGAAACATTCCCCTTGGAAAATGACTGTGGTGCCGAAAATAATTGTCCCGATTTTCAACTGGCCCTCTGGGTTGGTCGGGTCGTTGATGATGAATCGCCAGTAGCGGCTTTGCAGCGTCGGGAACGTGGGGGCGATATAAAAGGCGTTTATTCGCGTTGGCACCACTGCAAACGACTCTTGCACTGGGGCAAAAATTGGCGAGTTAGAACCTTCGATGGTGATGGTGGCGCTGGTTGTCAAGTTGTGATTTAAAATTGCCAGGGTATCAACCGGGGTTCCTTGAACGACCTCGGTGTCACAGGTGAGGATTGCCGATGTCACCCCAGTGTTAGATCTCCACTGTTGCTCGACGATATCGGTGTTTAAATTGTTCGGAGAGAAGTCGCCCGCCTGGGTTGAGGTGGCTGACCAGTTCACGCCACTGGTACCCCGTGATGGAAAGTCAACCATGATGCGAAGGTTCGTGGTGTTGTAAAGCACCAGACGGGTCTGCATACCATAGGTGAGGGCCTTCATCATTTCGATGTTCATGCCCACAGGTGCCGGGTAATTGGCAATTGTCAGTAGGGCCTCAGCCCCCAGATACATGTCGGCCTTTATGACCCGGTTGACCTCCATGCCCTTGGCGAGTTGGACATATAGCTGCCTTGAAACCTCGGCACCCATCTGCGAGCAGATACCCGCTGTAAGATATGGGCCTGATAGGTATGGCTGCTGAAGGTAGCCCATCTCTTCGCACAGCCATGAGGCCATGGAATGGTCGCGCCTGATTTCCATGGCATAGGACGTGCTTAGATCAATAATCTGGCGCTGGGCCTCCATCCCCTGTGGGGCTTGCCGGTCATTAATAAACCTTGAAACCTCTGAGCCGAAAACTTTGGCCGACTTTATTACCCCCTCGGCAGACATACCAACAGGGTGATCCTGGTAAACCCCACGGTCGACCTCTGCCCCCACGGGAAAATCCACCGACGTGATTCGGTCGGTTTCCATGCCGAGGATGGCAGCGTCTTGAATCACTAGGTTCGCCTCACTCGCCAACACTTTCGGCAGGTTCAGTATCTGGCGAGAAACCTCCATGCCCACGGGGTTGGGGCGGTCATTTATATTCAGAGCAGTTTCCATGCCCACGGGGTTGGGGCGGTCGGCAATCGTCAGCAGTGCCTCGGCACCCAAGGCAAAGGGCCTGTCAACGATGTTCAGCGAAGTTTCTGCACCCACGGTCTCTGTGGCGTTCACTATCTGACGGTTGACTTCCATGCCCCATGAATAGAGGCCGGTGTCGCCCGAATATGGGTCAACCAGATAGGGGTTGGTCAGGTAGCCTAGGAAAGCTGGGTTGGTCATCGGTGTTACCTTATCCCTGAAGATGAAAGAATGAAGGCACCATCCAGCGAGGCCCTTCTAAGTTCTTCCTTGATTCTTGGCACGAGTTTCGAGCGGACAAAGTTTTCGTTTATCGGCTCGGTGGTCGTTATCTGCATATTGACTTCGACGCTAGTATTCCCCTGCCCCTGTGGCAAGGTTCCGGTGTTTATCTTGTTCATGGTGTCAACACCCAGCGACCGCACAGCACTGGCATTGACCACATATTCCCCCGGTGTCAGCATGGCTGGCACGGTGTCTGTGCCCTTTGGAATAAACAGGCCACCCTGGGCATACACTGGGCCACCAGACGCAAAGCCAAGGGCCTTGCCAACGCTTGAGACGGTGTTGGTGACAACATTCCCGCCTCCGCCACCGCCCCCGGTGAGGCCACCCCCAAGGTTCTTCAGGTCCTTTATCCAGCCCGGTTCAGGGATGCTGGGCCATTTCCATTTTGGCAGGTCTGGCCAATCCCATTTTGGCAGCTTGAATGCTGTGAGGGGGTCAACAATATTGTCCTTCACCCATTTAAAGGCCGATTGTCCGATGTTCATTAGAGGGTCTATGATGTTGGTTTTTACCCATGTGAATGCCGTCTGAATCACCGACGCGATGGCATCCCATACCTTGGTCGCTGTTTGAAATATCAGGTCCCAGGTCGTGGTGAGCAAGCCCATAAGACCAGACCACACGCTGTTCAGCAATTCTAAGATAGTCGTCCATGCTTGCTTTAGGCCGTCTATCAGGGGTGCCAGGATGGTATCCCAGACCCAACGCCAGACCGCTGTCAGGCCGTCGATAATCGGTTTTAAAACGGTGTTCCATATCCACATCCAAGCGTCTTTAAGTAATTGGAGAAGTTTGCCCCAGACCTCTTGCAGCCAGTTACCAGCACGTTTCATGCCCTCCTCAATATTATCGGCCAGGTTCTTCGCCTGGTCGGCTGCCTTGGCACCCTGCCCCAGATCCATGACGGCAAACAGTTTCGAGGTTTCGCCCGACAGGGATCTGAAAATTCCTTTCAGTTGTTTCTCAACGGCCTTGGCATCGATTTTGATACCGGCACCCTTGCCAGAGAAAAAACTTTTGAGCATCTTACCAAGTTCCTTTATCCCATTGATCAACCCTTTGATGATGGCCTTTGGGAGCTCAATCATCCAGTATTCCATCATAACCATTGCCAACCTCGGCCCTTCTTTTATCAGAAAGTCCATCAGCGCAATTGCAATCCTTGGGGCATTAGTCACAAGACCTTGAACAAGTCGCGTTATGAGTTCGGGCATTCTTTCGATAAGGCGGTCTATTATATCAGGCAGACTTGCTAATAATTGTTCTAGGGCCGCTGGAATTTCTTCAAACATCGCAGTAATGAGGTCGTCAAGGATGTCGGGTATCCGCTTGAACAAGTTAGGGATTGCATCAGTTATCATCTTGACTAACGAGTCGGTCAGCCTGTCAACAGCCTTGAAAAGCACGTTCGGGAAGTCTGTAATCTTGTCAAACAGGTCTGAAATGCTGTTCAGCATGTTCGGCAGCATATCAAGCACTGCATTTGACGCCGAAACGATGGCACCCACGGCCGAGGCCATACCACCAACCATCTCAAGGGCGCCAGAGGTAAACACCCCAGAGATTTTCTGGGCTATAGCTTCACCACCTTTTTTCATGGTGTCGTAGGTGTCTGATGGGGCCTTTTGTTTCTCAAGGTTGCCCTTTTGTTTCAACAGGTCTACCTGTTCCTGGATGGCCTTGCGGCCCTGGTCGTCAAGCTCAAGCCCCTTGGCCTTTATGTCAAGCTGCTCTATCAGCATCTCTGTCTGGGCGTCTATCAGCTGCCGGCTGGTCATGGCGTCGGCCTTGACATCGAGAGCCAGTTCCTTGTTTTTAAGTAAAATTTCCTCAAGGTTCTTTCGTCGCAGCTCGCCAAGCTCTTTTTCCATGGTCGTGCTGGCCAGTGTCGTTGCCTGTTGCAACAGCTCTTTGTTTTTGTCGGTGAGCATCCTGGCAAGGCCGAGTTTGGTTTCCATGGCCTTGATTTCTTTTTCGTGCTGGGCATACCGCTGGCGAACTATGTCACCCTCGTTGGCCCCTATTTCTGCCGACTTTGTCTGGAGGTCGGTGATCTTTTTTGTTAGGTCATCAAGGGCCTTTTCGCCATCCTTCATGGCGTCCTTAAACGATGGCCCGATGTTTCGCGCGGTCTTGGCCACCCCCTTCATAGAGGCATCAACTTTGTATGCAGCCGTCGTGATCTGCTCCATAGACCGCTCGCCCACTGAACCGATATCCTTAAACGCCTCAACACCCACATCGCTCAAATTATCCGCTGTCTCCTTGAGGGCCTGGTTGGCGCTCTCCATCCCGTCGGCAAGGCCCTGAGGTAATATCCCGACCCAAGCCCCGGCCTTTGTAATTGCAGAACCGAGGGCTGTGATTTTTTGGATTATTGAGACGATGGTGGCCCCCAGAAAACTGAGGCCAGAAACAAGAATATCCAGGGCGTCGTTTACGAAAGAGACGATTACTTTGCCAACCGATACGATGGTGGTCTTAGATTCGGCCAGCCATTTGATTAAATCTTTCAGATTATCGACGACTGATTTTGTCGAGTCACCGAAGTTTGTTATCTCTATGATAATTTCGCCAAGGGCCTCCATCGTGTCGCCAAAGGTGTTGTTTAGAGCAACCAGGGAACCGGATGCGGTCTTGGCCTCGTTTTCCGCAAAGCCTGCAAACTGTTTGGCAACCAACTCAATCCCCTGGCCTGCCTTCAGCTGCTCCTCGGTCAGGTCTTTGAGGGCAGGGATCATTTTTGATATCCGCCCAGGCACCCCAGAAAACTGGCCTATCAGCTGCTCAAATGCCGAACGGACATCACCGCCAAGCACGGTAGACAGGTCGGCACTGGCTTTGATTAATTGCATCACCTCGTCATTGGTCAGACCCGACGCCTTGCCGATGGCTGCCAGCTCATAGGTCACATCGTCGGCAACATTGGTCGCCTCCTGCATTCCATCCGCAAAGTCTACGAACGACTTGTATGTCTCCTGTGATAGCTCGCCAGTTACCTTAAGTGAGTTTGCCATCCGCCTCTGGGCTGAATCCTGTTTAAGAAAACCCCGAATAGTTTCGTCTATGACCTTGTTCATCGCGTCATAGGCAACCTTGGCAACGCTGATGGCCGATGAAAGTTTGACCATCATGGCACCTGTGCCACTGACAGCATCGGCAGCCTTCTCAGACGATTTTCCGGCCTTGTCGAAAGACGCCTTCATTTCGACGAGCTGCTTTGTCAGCTGCTCAAGGGACTTTGCAGCGTTTTCGGTATTCACCGCAACATTCACCAGGAGGTTATCTGTTGTGACCGCCATGCTTTGCACCCTTTGCCTTTGTGATGGCAGCCTTGGCAAGCTGCTCCTTGGTCTCACCTTCGCCCAGTATCATGCGAGCCTTTGATGAAAATTTCATCATATCGTAAAGTGGGAGAAACCACCCAAGCAACTCGACGAACCATTCGGGTTGGTCTTCAATTCCACCTGCCTTCAGCATAGCACCTGTATCGGCAGTGATCGACAGAATGCGAAACACCATGACAGCCTCCCTGTCCCAGGTGGCCTTGCCTGGGCAGAACCCGTAGAGTTCACCCTTTGGGTCTGATACGTAGATCGGAAATACCGCAGAATCTTGGGGGGTAAAGTCCCACCTGTCCTCACGGCATCGCCTGGTTTTTTGGGTAGCCGATGGGCAGTCGTGGCATGAAAAAGACCGACCCTCCTTTGAGAGCCGGTCTGTGTTGGCAAAGCATAGCTCAAGAAGGGCTGTCAGCTTTTTTTTAGATCGCCCTTGGTGAACTTCTCTAGGGCGGCCTGTCGACAGTTATAGAGGTTGGTCACGATGCCGGTGGCCTGAAGCGAGGCCATCAGGTCGTCCATCACCAGGCCGTCGCCTGTCAGTTTCATCTTGATATGCTTTTCGGGTGGAACCGACGGGGGGTTCTTAATTTCCTTTAAGGTGGCCCGAACTTCTTCAATCATAAAGCCGAGTTGAACCTTGAGTTCACCACTCTTGTCATAGGAAATTTTTGAGTTCTCCACCTTCGCCATATGCTTGTATGGAATGGTGCGAGACATCACAAAGCGGGTTGGTTCCTCGCCTGGATGAAATTTGAGCTTTGACTCGTCTAGGCCCCCTGCAAGGTATTCCTGATATTCCTCATCCGTCACATCAAGGGCACCGTCAATTTTTAAAATGACCTCGATATCGCCACCCGTCACTAAGTTGTCCAGCGTAATTGCCATCGGTATCTCCTTCTCGTCTTACCAAGCGACTATACAGCACCCAAAAACAAAGGGTCAACCTTTGCAGGCCGACCCTCACTATGGAAAGGTTCAATTTTTTCAAGAGGCACTATCAAACACCAGAACACTAGGGCAGTCAATGGTCACTTGAAATGACAGGAGATTTCATCCTCTGCACCCAAGGCCGTCTGGTATGCCGTCCCCGTGAACGTCGTGGGAATGGATCCGGTCTCAGGCACGGTGATGGAAGGCACCTCAAAGAACACCTTGGGGATGTCGATCTGCAGACATCGGCCGGCTGCATCACCCAGGATAAACTGGAGCTCTTGGGCCTCGAAGCTCTGCAAGTTGTTGAAGAACTTGAAGAGTTGTTTGTCCATGTTGGCCTCGACAGACACCCCAGCCATGAAGCGGGTTCCCGGGACGAACATCTGACCACCCAGGGCATCATGCCCCCAACAGTAATTGATCAGCTCGTGGTCGTTGGTCAGGGTCAAGCTACCATTGCGAAGGCAGACACCCGACAGCCCGGTGATGTTGAAGGTGGCAACCAATCCCGTCTGTGGGTCGTTTATCGCCGTTGGGTTGGCCGGTTCGTAGTAGGCCAGGTAAATGGGTCCCCCCAGGCCAGAACCGTCAGCATCGGCCAAGACAGCCCCGTCAAGCGTGATGACATCGCCCACGACGTTCGCAATGGTGCGAGCCGCGCCCGAGGGGGTATCCGCGGATCGGGTGGTCCCGTCGGCCTCAATAATCATCACCTTGCCACCGATGGCCTTCTTGAACTGGCCACCGTCGCCAGCGGCCAGGGTGATGGTGTTCCCGCCATCGTTGTTCGTCACCGATTTACCGATGCCCACATAAATCACGTCCTTGGCGTTGCCAGTCCATTCTGCATTGGCCTCACCGTCACCGGCAAAGTTCAGGGTTGCCGACTGGACAAACGACCCACGGGTCTGCTTGGCGAACTTGTCGCCTACCTCAAACATGGAGAACGTGATGTCGGGGGTGGTTGGGGTGTATTTCAGCCCCAAGGTGGTGTCTTCCTTGCCCATGAGAGATTTCCACAACACCCGTAAAGCTGGGTCAATTTCAGCCGTGCTGGCAGCCCCCAGGGCGGTGTCAATGTTGAAATACGTCGGCAGAGTCCAGGATGTTTCTTTTTTCTGACGGATCGGGGTCGTGTGGTGGCGCCCAGACCGATGGGGGGAGCTGATCTGGGGTTGGGTCATTTCGACGCCCCCGCCTGCCAGCGTGAAGAAAAAATCGGCATCCGTGGGGATAATCAACTCGCCTCTGGTGGTTTCTTCCTTGATGTAAAAAGACTGCTCAAGGGCGATGGCCACGTTCGTCGAATTATAAATGCTTGCATAGTTTTTCATCTCGCATGGCTCCCGTGTAATCGGTCAGCAATCGCCAACCAAAGGCTGATAATAATCAATCTCCATCTCAAGCCGCCCAAGGTAAAAAGGCTTCATTAGATGGAGATCTGTTGACGTCGTGATAAGTCTAGCATGGATGACCTGGGGAAGTCCTAGTCTTGGTTCTGCCCAGATGGCCTGCTCAATCGTCTGCATCATGTCCCAGAGGTCTTTTTGGGTAGGGGTGGCGCTGATGCCGTTGGGGCCTATGATGATTTCGACTACCAGTCGCCAGGTCTTTCTGGCCCGACGGTTTTCGTGGATGGTGACTTCCTGGAGGTCAAATATCTGAACGGCTGGGATCTCGTGGTCTGAAAAATCGCTGGCCAGGAGGCGAACCTCATCGAAAGCCTTGTATTTTATGTCAGCCACCGTGGCGATACGGTTCAACAGGGCATCGGCTATGTCACTACGAATAGAAGCCGTCATCCCCGGAATCACCCCCCTGTGTTTATAAACTGCATGGCTGCCCTCAGTGTATCAACTATGAACACCCTTGACGAGAGGATTGCAGGGCGCAAGTATGCCCGCTCCTTGACCATGGCGTTCCTGCTATGCCCCTTTACCGTGATGGTTCTCTGCTCTATCTGGTGCCCGAAAGCCTGGCTGATTGTCCGCTGATGGGTTGGCACGTTTACCGTTCCACGATATCCGAACTCGTGGACGGCTGCATAGGGCACGTTGAAAGACCCTATCTGGACACCCTGAACCTTGCCATCCCTAAAATACTCATAGCGCAAGCTGTTTATCAGCCGCCCCGTATCTATCAGGCCATGCCTCCTGACATTGAGCTTTGCGATGGCTGTGACGTAGAGACCGATCCGGTCAAAGGCTTCTCTAAGCTTGGGGGAGTCGGGGGCCAGATTTTCCGTCCGTGCCTGTATCCTGTGGATAAGCTCGGAGGTGTTGTGGGTGATCACGGTAAAGACCCTCAGTAATTTTGGATCTGGGCGTTCGGCACCGAGAATTCGGTTCTTCGATAGCGGTTGATGGTGTCCTTGACGTCCTTGGGGGCGTCCTGGAGGTATGAAATTGACTCGCCCTCTTTACTCTTTCCCTGGCGACCGATGTCCTGGGCGTCGCGGATCCTGTGTTGCCAAAAAACTATCCACAGGCAGGCAAGCTCAAGGTCTGGTGGAATGGGGTTATACCCTGCATCATAAGTGATTTTGATGGAACGATAGGCTCTTGGGAATGGGCGCCCCTGGAGCAGTATGCAGTTATCATCGTCCGTGATTTCATAGTCGCTTGCCGGAACCACCGTTTCGGAACTTGTGAAATCACTGTCTGTTGCCAGTTTCAGCTCGGTGACTTGCACCACGGGGAACTGTTTGAGGACGATAATATTCTGCCCCCGCCCATCCTGATACTCGACAATACCGGTCTTTTTCTTCAGCACCCGGTCGCAGTCTTTTTCAAGACGTTCGGAGGCAGCGTTTATCAGCAGCTCAATAATCGCATCATACTGGGTCTCAGCGGGCGGGATCTTTAGGTAGGTCTTCGCCATCGCGAGGGTGGTCAGTGCATTGCTATTGAGCGCCATGGTTTACGACTCCGCTTTTTCGTTTTTCGCTACGCCCGATTTATTACGATACCCGGCCAGGGACTTTTCAGCCTTTGCCGGCTCCTCCTCTTCCGCAGGTGCTTCCGGTGCATCGTTGCCAGCCATCTGAAGCATCCCTTTATATTTCGACAAGACATCATACCCAACCTCGTCGGGAACCTCTATTGTGCCACCGATGGCAACCTTTTGGATCACCTTTTTGCCTTCATGGATATACATGACGACCAGGGGTTCTTTATCTGATTGTTGAGCTTTTTTCGCGAGCTTGAGTTTCATGGTATCTCCTTGCAAAGTAAATTTTCGACGTCTTTACTGTTATACATTACAAGAAGGCACCTGCAAACTAACTCCTGATGACATTCATATGCTCGGCAAAGCCATCGGCCAGCACGAACTCACCGCTGTCGCGTAGGATGTGGTAGAGCTCATGGGGAGGGGTTATCTCTGGGTCAACGCCCTTGGGGAACTGGATTTGCAGGGCGTTCAGCACGGCTGGGACGATACCCGTGCAAAGCCTCATCCGTGGGTTCTCGTACTTGTTCTCGTGGGTGATGGGGGTGTTAAAACACTTGGCCAGGATTACCCGCCAACACCACCACGCAAGGGCTGGGTAGTCGTATTTGAGGCCCGATTCGCTGTCTAGGATGTTCCTGTAAACCCGCTCTTCCTCAAACAGAGTCAGGTTCTGCTTGGGGGCTAGGGCGTGGATAATCTGATAATTTTTGATGAACTCACGAAACCAGACGAGCTGGGTTCCAGACCCATAGCTATGGAAAACGATGCCATGTCCGCGCTCGTCCTCGTCAAAGGTGATGGCAAAGTGTGAGCAATCTGAATCGGTGCCCCAGCGTACCAGGCGGCTCCCAATTTTTTCAGATGTTACCCATAGCAGCTTCACCCGTTTACCCCCCACATGAGATTCACCCTGAGCGTGTCGGCAGTTTGTCCCTGGGTTGCCTTCACATGACCAGGCATCTCTGACCGGTCATGTATCCGTCCATCCCCAGTGAGGCCACCCCCTACCCTGGTTCCGTCAATGAGTAAAGACCACCTACCTATGCCCCGGCAAGCGACCTCGCCATATTTCACCAGCCAGGTCTTTCCTAGGGGTACCACCCCAGCCACCACATCGACGGGCGACAGCGCCACCGCTGGCAGCGTTGCCGTGGCCTCCAATACCTGCCCAGGCTCAGACTCTGAGGCCACTGATATAGCCCCGCCAGACCCCCGTAGTAGGTAAAAATTCCCATCAGACGGGTCATAGACCACCGTGGGCATCCCTGCATCCGTTGCCAGGTTGGCGACCTGCCCATCAAGTATGGATCCAGCTACCTCAGCAGGGAAGTCTGCCACCACTGACGCAATGGCCGAAATTTCTGCAGGACCTCCAGTAACCGTGACCTCAAGCCTGGCATTGTTATGAATCTTCGGAATGATCTTTCTGGTGTTACTGTTGGCCCCCATGGTTGGATGACTACCAAGGACATACTGCGACCCCGGGAAACTGTCTTCCGCGGCTGCCGATCGGTCGTACCATACCGCATCGACTTGCCCAGAACAGGCTTTCACATAGATGGATGACAGGATGGAGTTTCCCTGGGTATGGATGCGGAAAGTATGCACCCCTGGACTCAGCACGGTATCGGCTGGTATCACGACGACCGTACCGTAAAGGCCGACCTTGAGCTGTTGGTCTGACATCTAAGACCCCTTGTAAACAAAAAGGAGGGAGGTCATTCCTCCCTCCCTTCGGAGGTAACAAAAATTAGGGTTCCTGTTACTTGGCGATGTTGTAACCATACACAACAGATTTCTCTGTGGCGTTCTGGGTATGGCCTTTGTAAGTGACCCGGCGATACGAAGCGAGCAACCAACGGTCAGAACCTGGCAGGTCAGGCATCAGCTTGACCCGGATCGGACGACGCTGACCGATGTAGAACCGGCTCGTGTTCACGATGATGATACCGGCACGGTTGCTTGTCACCCCATCATAAACACCAGAGGCGTTCAGGTCTTCGCGGAAATGCTCGCTGTTGACAATTGGGATACCAGACCATGCCATCAGGGCGCCCTTGAGGACGGTTGCCATGGGGCCGAATTTCTCAACGGTGAAAACACTGTTGAGGAAACGGAGCTGGTTGTAAACCACTGGGCCAGCGATGATGAGCAGGTTGCTCACGTCGCTTCCGAACTTGCCCATCTTGGCGAGCAAGGCTGCCAGTTTGGTATCGTCGACAGCAGCGTTCAAGAAGTCGCTGGTCACACCGTTGCCAGAGTTTGCCAAGGCCAATTTGCGAAGCCCGTCCCAAGCCTTCTCAGCCAGGTCTGCACCACCCGCCTGGGTGTCACTGTCAATATGGGTGCCATCACTGTCACCGTTGATGATGGCGGATTCAGCAGCGCGTTCCTGGGCTGATACCACCTCACGACGAGCGGCTGCCAAAAAGTCGGGTGCCGAGTCTTCGGTCAGCTCTTCGGGCAACGGGTAGAACTCTTCCAGCTTCGTTGCGCTGAAGGTCAGCTTGTCAGTGCCGAAGTTGGCGCCTGCAAAGTTGGTCTGACCCTCGGTGGCGATGCGAGCCTTGGTCGTGTCCTTCAGCTTCGTTGCGCTGAACGGGTTGGTTGGCATGTTCACGGTGTCGAAACGGCCTTCAAGAACTCGTTTCAATTCAAATTCTTCAAGGTACGTGGTCGCCACGCCTGTGGGAATCCACTCAGCACCGGCACCCACGACGGTGGTACCGAACGCCTTGATGGCTGGGGCCAGGATGTCGCGGCCATAGTTGGTTTCCAAGATGCCTTTGACATTGCCCAGGCGGTCGGCTTTTTCTTCGCCACCGATAAAGTCAAGGGGGTCGCCATTGAACATCTGGGAGACGTGACGGGCCACGTCAAACGCCTGCTTGAAGTTCAAGACAACATGCTTCAGGTCGTCTGGAACATGCTTAAACTGGGGGGCTGCCACGTTAACACTCAACAGTTCGGCTGGGTGCGACTTCTGGAAGAACCGCAAAGCGCGGGCTTCGTCAGAGTTTGAGGAACCACCGGCTGGGGTGTATCCTTTGCCAGCCAACAGCTTTGTTTTTTCTTCTTCGAGTTCCTTGGCTTTGGCCTCAGCGGCCTCAACCCGGCTCAACAGAGATTTCTGATCGTCGATTAATTTCGTAAGGTCTTTCTGGGTAATCACCTTTAATCCTCCTGAGATCGTTTTTTCACCCAATCATTACGCCCGAGCGATCAGACGTTTAATCTTTTTAGCTTCACGTCTAAGTCTCGCTGATATGTCTTCAACAAGTCAAGGGACTTAGCGACTTCACCGTCTTTACCTGGCTCACCACCTTCAGCAGGTTGTTCATCGGCAACAGCCGCCACAGCTTTAGAAACTGTGATGTCAGCCAGACCATCAAGCTTGCCAGACATGCCTTTCAGCTCGTTCAGCATGGCTCCAAGTATCCCGATCTGTGCCCGTGAGAGTTCAAGGTATGGGTTATCATCAGCGACGTCAACGCCCTTTGTCCCCATGGGGCCTTGGTAGGATTTTTTTGTCCCCCCAAGAACATTTAGGTAGGCCCATACCGCAAAGGCATAGACGTCATCGGCACCGGCTGCCTTGGCCATCTCCTTTGCCTTGTTCCACTTGTCTTCGTCAGCGATCCAAGCGGCTGGGTTGCCAGGGCCACCTTCGTTGGTTGCCTTGCGCTCTTCCTGGAACTTGGCATATCCGTCTTTCGCCTGGGTGACTTCTTCTTCGGTCAGCTCGGCCGTTTCTTCTTCGTCGTCTTCGTCCTCGGTTTCTTCGGTGCCCTCAGACCCTGGCTCGCCAGCCGCTTTGCTCGTGCCACCTTCGCCAGACTTGCCTTCGTCTGACATCGTCTGCTCTTTCAACGGGGCAACCAAGGCAGTGACACCATCGCCCAGGTCAAGCTGGTAGGCTGCATCGACATCAACCTGATCCTTCGGTTTCTGCCAAAAGACATAGGCCACGTCAGTCTCTTCGGCAGCATCAACCACATATCCAGCGTCGGCAGCCATCTTGGAGGCGGCCTCCATGGACTCGGCTTTGTCCTTGGGGATAGTGATACAACTCACCACGGCCTGTTGGGCCTTTTCCCCCTCGGCAGCTTTGCCTTCGTCCTTTGGCTCTTTTTCTGACTTGGTACCCTTGGCCGCCTTTTGTTTTTTAACTTTCACCGCTTCACCCCCGTCTTTACCTTGGTTTTCAATATCATCTCTTGTCATGACCCTATCGAGCAACACCAGATCGCCACGGTTGAGGCTGTGAAGCAGGTGTTTGTCGAGTTTGAACACTGTGGCAAAGGCATGAATCATTTCGTCGGTCAGTGCCTTTAGATCGCCACCCAGGGCCTTTTTGATTTCGGCTAGTGATGCCCCAGCTTCGTCGGCTGCAAACTTGAGGGCTGCATCCTTGTTCCGGATCTCCCCCAGCTCAATCAGGTCGTAAAGACGCTGGTTCACGGCAGCCGCTACGAAGGCACCCTTTTTGATGGCCTCGACCTTGGCCGCGAATGCTTCATACCAGCGCTTGGCCGTGGGGCTGTGCCAGTATGATTTCTTGCGACTAAGGAGCGCAAAGGTTGAATCCTGGTTCATGGGCACCGGCACTACCGACGTTTCAATCAATTCGGCCTTGGTGATTTCAATGATATCGCCATCAGCCGCCTGGGTCTGCTGGGGATCAAACCCCACGGAAAATGTTTTAAGGATGCCCTCCTCAACCAAGTCCCTGACCGCACTGATTTTTTCGGACTTTGAATTTGAAATTTCGATCTTCGTGTAAAGTCCCTCGTCCCTAGCCTCAACAGCCACAGCCCGCCCGATGGGTAGGGAGCCGAACGTGGGGTCATGTCCATGGTCAAAAAGCACCACGGGGTTCTTCTTGTAATTTTCCAGGTTCCAGGCTGACGGTAGGATTCGCTCCTTTGCCCGGTCAATGGTGTTGGCGTTGGCAAGGCCCTCAATGGTCACAACACCCTTGGCAGCCTTGTTGATCTTGAAATCAAAACTTAAATGACGCTTCATTAACTTTCCTCCTCAGCCGCAAGGCCACTATCGATGGTGTTCATTTGGTCTGCCGGAACCATGATCCAGGTGCAACGGCAATTGATAACTTCTTCGGCTGGGCCGCTTGGATCTCTTGGGAAACTGAGGCCGTTTTTAAACGCCTCGTCAGCCGCCACCACATCCCCATGGAGCTCGGCATGGCTGTCACGAACCCGGTCGTCGTCGGCACTGATCCACATTTTTTTAAGGTTGGGGATTACCTTGGCGGCCTCTTTCATTGCCGAGGCTTGCCCGAGGGACACAGCCGTCAGGGTTTCCGTCCTGGCGATGGTCATGGCCCTGGCACCGATTTCTTGGATGTCTGAGAACTTTGATCTGAGGTCGCCCGCGATCTGCTGAACGGTCTTGCCTTGATCGATACCACCCTCAATGGTGTTAAACACCTGGCCGATGGTGGTTTCGGACATGTATTGGAAGATACGACCCGACCGTTCCTCAAGAGCATCTTGGCGTACTGCCTGGCTTCGTACCTTCGCTGCTGTAATTTCATCCTTTGACGGTAGGTTGAACGGTAGTTCGAGAGCCACGTCAAAGCCCAGGTCCATACGAGATGTAAGAGCCTTGCGGTTTTCACCTATCCACCTCTCCTCAAACTTGTCGAGGGCAGCCCTCAACCGTCGTTTGAGTTCGGCCGGCCTCACCAGCTTTGATCGTTCTTCGTCCTTTGTCCTGATATCATCCCATGATTTTTCCTTGAGGTGTGACCGCACAGTTTTCACCACCTCGACCGCCATGTCCGAGAACATTTTTATGGTGGCCTTTTCCATCTCGGAGATACCCTTTTGGGCATCCTCCCGAATCTTCGTCTCCCGACGGCTGAACCACCCGTCCCCAGACTTTAAAAACTCCGTCACCCTGTCCTTGGCCGCCTTGGGTGCCCCGGAAACCACCGCCTGGGGGGTTAAATCCTTAGGCTCAACGCCAACAACAGGCTGGGGGGTAGGTAGGGCAAGGCCAAAGGGTAAACCGCCCCCAAAGGGCGTCTGGGCCTGTTGCTTTAAAATGAAAGGATCGTCGGCACCCGGCACCGTCGACACCTCAAGTTTCCATACCTTTTGGCGTACCTCGTTTACCGACCAACCAGAATCCAGCATCTTTTTGGCGATGTCAGCCCGTGAAGATAAGTCATCTTGGACAGCTTCGACGTTTGACAGGTCGAAATCAAGAAACTGGCTGTCAGACAACATGCCCCTGCGACGGAAATACTTTGTCATTTCGCCCGTAAACAGGTTGCCCGTTGGTATGAGCATCGAGTTCCAGAAGTTTTTGAGGGCTGTTTTTGCTTCCTCACTACCCAAGGAACCCGATTCCTGAAGGGATAGCTCGTGCTTTGGCACCTTCAATATGTTGATCATCGTCTCGCGGTTCTGCAGGACGTAATCTTTCAGCTCCTGGTTGGCCAGCGAATGGGACACCTCTTTTAGGGAGACTCCCTTTGGTAGCATTATTGTCCGTCGCATGTTCTTGCGGCCAGTGTAGGCGTTTTCAAACGTCCTGAGCAGTCGCATGGCCACCCGCTCATTGGCGTCTCCAGACATCTCTAGGGCAAAGCCTGGTACGGCACCATTCTGGTAGAACGAGTTTAGGTAGTCCTGGGAGTAGCGGTTGAACAGAACCGACTTGCGCCCAGGTATGAAAGGTGACAGGCCCCAAAGCAACGACGACGGGTTGGGGCGTTTCATGTGGATGATTTCTTCAAGTTTGAACTTTGTAACCTTGGCTTTGTTCAGCTCCTGGTTGGAGTCCATGAACTCAACCACATCGTAAGAATCAACCCCACCGTCCTTGTTCATTTTGAGTTGCACGGTTTCAGCCGGTAGCATCAGGAGCTGGTTCAGGGCTGGGGCATACCATTGGATACTGTTACCCATCATTATCAGGTCTACGATCCCGCAATAGAGCCACGCCTCATAGGATTGCATCGGGTTGGGATTGTCGATTAGATGCTGGAGGGGGTGCCCTTCAATGGGTTGCTTCAGGAACTCCCCGTTCTCGATCCGGCCCTGCATCACTCGCATAGGTAGCTGTGAGAGTTTTTGCCCAATGATATCGACTAGGATAAACACCCAGTCCTCGGAAAAAAACAGGCCCTTGAGGGTCATGGCATCGATCCATGCCTTGAACTCCTGCGACCATACACCTGTTCCGTCGCCCATATCCTGCTCAATGGCATTGGCCAGGTAGGCTGATTTTATTACGGGGGCCATAGTTGAGGCGTCTTCGTAATCGTCGATAGCTTTGCCGTAATCAATTTCCCGAGACTTTCCCGTCTTCCTTCTAATCGTCATCATCGTCCTCTATCGCTCGGTAGAACTGTTCAATGGGGCTGATAGCTGGGGCCTTTTCGTCTTTACCTTCGGTATTTCCCTCGGGCGTCCCGGTTTTAGATTTTTTCAGGTCATCAATGAAGTTTATATCGGCTCCACTGTCACTATACTGTAGCAAAGCTGAGTGAGACAACAGCAGGCTTGATATGATGTCGTCGTGCTTACCAGGTGTTGCACCATATACCATGGTTCCGATAGCGTTGGTTTGAACTTCGAAGGCCTCAAACTCGTTCAGCATCTCGGGCCACCATGGTAAGTTGAGGCTCCGATGTTCAACCGAGGTTATGAGCTGCCCAACCATCTCCGCTTTGTTCGCGTTGGTAAAGACAACGCCCTCAAACGGAAGGTCGGTGTATGCCAGCTGATCATCAATAACAGACCCGAGGCCAGTTTTATCATGACGAACGACAAGGACATCAGCGAAGTGACGGCAGAACAAGACGAGTTTCCGGATTGCCTCGGTGTATTTCGTTTTATGGAACCGCTCAAAGCCAACCAGCCTATGGGTAACAATGTCAAAGGCAGTGAACACGGTATAGTCCTGGGTCTTGGCCCAGTCGGCACCCACAACGACAGTTCCCCCGGAATACTCGAGGTCGAACCACCGTTGCACGGCACCCTCAACTGGGAGTTCTTCCCCAAAAAGGCAGTCGCGATACCCAGCGAAGACACTGCCATCGTCGATGAACTCGGCCATGTAATATTGCCGAAAAAGACGCTCTGGCAGCGAGCGACGTGCATCCTCAACCGCCTCCGCGGACACCATGCTGTTGGCTGTGGACGGTGCAGTGATGAACATCTTTGACGGTGGCTGGCCGCGCTTTATGGCCCATTCCATCTCGTCCTTGGCCTCCATACACTTGGTATGGAACCAGTTTTTACCCCTGGGGGTGGAGAAGGCTACGATAGGCCCCCTTGTGATAGATACGGTGGTCTTGGCCGAGTCATAAACCTGCCTTTGCATCTTGGCGGCCTCGTCGAGGGCGTACCCATGCACCCCCTCCCCCTCAAGGTCCTCCGGATATTTGCCCGACTTGAACTCAAGCCTCGTGTCAATGGTCGGTATGGTGATGGACAGGTCGCTCTTGTTTATGTCTGAGTATGGTTCTGGTGGCAGGATCTTTTTGCAGTATTTAAACCCGATCTTTGTCTGGGAGTAGATGGGTGCCACCCAGCGGAATAGGCCCCCGTGCATGGCCAGCACGCCCCGAGAGATGCCTACGCTGGCCCCTACCGACTTACCAAACTTCGTACCACAGGCCACCCACAGTTCCGTCAGGCCAGGAGTCACCCAGGCATTCATGATGACGTTCTGGATGTTTGAAAGCGGCTGGGGGGTCTTTATGCGGATCGTGGTCACTCGGTGGCGCTTTCTGGCTGTCTGGCTATGCCTGCCATGACAACTAGGTCTAGGGTAGTAGGCTGTCCTGGGCCTATTTGGGGGACCTTTTTTTCGAGCCTGGTAGCGGTCTGGATGATCTGCCCTTGGTCCCCAACCTGTGTCTCGAAAATGATCCCTACCCCAGATTCCCCAGTGTATTTCGCACCGTGCATCAATTCCCCTGCCAGCACGATCTTACACGCCTGGAGCGCCACCCAGTCGTCTTTTGAATACATGAGCCTCATCAACTTCTTCAGCCCCAACACTTTGGCGTCCTTGATGAGGTCTTCCTTGGTCTTAGACAGGTTCTCCAGCTTTTTCCTGACAGCCGGCTTCTCAAGTCGCCACCTGATTTGTTTTATGGTGGCCCCTGTTAAGGCTGCAAGCTGGGGGTAGGTGGTTGCAGGGAATTCATAAAGGATTTCGCATATTTTCGTATCGAGCGCGTCCAGCGTGAACTGGGCCTGAACCTTTTCGGCACGGTTTATTTTCATCCTCGGCTTGGCTGAAGTCGTCATAGCTCACCTGTGATAAAGACTTGTCTCTTTACCGTTTTACCTCAGGTAATGCTGTTTCGTAAAGACAGGGTAGCTTGATGGTTTTAATTGGGGGCCTTGGTTCCGATAGGGTGGTGGTGGACTTTGGTTTCGGCCATGAGTTTACCTCCTTGTTAGGCTGGGGGAGGGGTTTATTCTCCTCCCCCGTTTTCTTACGCTATGACCTTGATGGTTGATTTCAATTTCAGATACTCGCTCACGTTTTTAATCGCCTCAAGTATCCATGCCCGCCCATCAGATTCAAACAGCGCCACCTGGGGCAGGTCCCCGTCGCGGCCTTTGCGGATCCGAAGCAAGAAGGAGCTCTCGGGTTGCACTACCTCATGGAAGGTTCTGAATGGTTGCAGGTTTACGATGGGTGGCAGCTCCCCCCTTGCCTTAAGTACGACCCCAGCCTTTAGGGCCACGGTCTGGGTGATGCCGTCATCTGACACGTCAACAGAGTTCTGCATGGTCATGTTTCCGACTAGGCTGGCGAGCCTTGCTTTGTCGTCGGTATCGAGGAAAAACGTCTGAAGTTTTATTACAAAGTCCTCGGCCGTGAGGAACTGGCCATAGGGGAAGTTTTCAAGGTAGTCGCTGGTTGACGCCATACCGAAGACATGGCGTTGCTCGTTTTCATCGGTGGCCATATCGACCAGCTTCACACAGTCGAACCCAGCGACATGCAGCATCAGATCTTGATCTGGTTGGCTGAATGTTTTTGAAAATTCCAGTAGGCCATCGAGGGTGTGAAAATTCAGTGGTTCGGGGGTTGGGTTTTTCACCAGCTTTAGTTCGCCCTTGGTCGAGTAGACCCGCCCATTCAGCTGGATGGTTTCCGCTTGCCCAAGGTTCACGAGATACTGCAATGCTTCTTTGATCATTGGTTTTTCCTCTATTGATTAGTTGTGGTTTCCTTACGTCTCAAACGATACTTTTTATATCAAGATGACTTATTCATCTTTTTTGCCATACACCACGTTCTCACCGTTTTCGTCGCAGTCTACTATTTCGCGCTGCTCTTTGAGCGATTCGCAATACCAATCCCAATTATCAACCCCTCCGCTTTCTAGGCAGGACAGCATTTCTTCAGCATTTAAAAGGCTTATGAATCTGGCTTTATCTACGGTCACTTTACTCATTTTTTCTTACCTTTCTTCATCGTTAAATATGCACAGGGAAGGTTCTGACTTTCCCCGTATAGCTTACACAAGATGGGGCGATGCTCGTAAATCGAGCACCCTTTCCCTTTTTTATAAAAAACACAGGTGTCGGTCATTTCCCCGTCGACCACTATCACGTTCCCCGTTGGTATGGGTATCATCTCATATCTGGTGCTGATGACACCCTTTTCCATCAGGTCGATTACCTTGTCATGAGGGAAAGGCACAGGCCCGCAACACTGGCCACCGCACTCTTTACATGGCAGCGTCATACCTTACTATGCCCTTCCACCCCACGTTTTTCTGTATATGTCCATGGTTTAAACTTCAATAGATTGTCGGGGGAAAGTTCTTGTGCACTCCAATCACCACGGAACATAATGGCTCGGTCATCAATGGTAATAAATGCCGCAGGTTTTTCATGCGCAAAATTAAATTCAAGCGGATTTAGCGTTTCAGGCATACCGCCGTCTAATCGCCATTTCTCTCGTTGTTCAGCTAACCATGACATCATTTGCGATAGCATAACTTCATCCTTGCTCCGCGATGAATATATAACTAGCGTGAAATGCTTCGCTGCACGTTCTGCCCATTCAAAAAACCCTGGAACGACTGTCCCATATATTTCCCCACCCTGCCAACCTTGCTCATAACTATGAATTACTCCATCGAAGTCAATGCAAAGAGTTGGTTTAAACCCCCCAATTTCCTTCTCACCATTCAAAGTCTTTAAAGCCATATGTCTACCTTTCTTGAAAATCCCGACACGTTTTTAGGATCTGTCGTCACACCATCCATATGGGTGGCAGCTCAAACTCATCACCAGCCTTTTTCCACAGGTGAAGGCACCCAGGGTGCTTGTTGACGTATAATGATTTTTTGGGGTGAAACTGAACCACCGTTTCCTCGTCGTCCCAAAAAATGCTTTTTACCAGCGCCATTTCTTCCCAGGTTGGCGTCCTGTTATCCTGCCTTGAAACACTTACATGCTGCCAGGAACTAAGTTCACCGCTTGACATAATGAACAGCTCGCCCAGGTGAAAGGCTCCGTGCTTTGAGTCATCGTCCGAGGCAAACTGCCCACTTTTGATCCTGATCAACCGTTCGTGCTTTGGAATCTTCATTCGTAGTTCCTAGCTGCCTTATCAGCAGCACCAATAGACACAACCGACCCCTTGTTATCAAACAGGCTTGGTTGATGGATGTTGTGCGAGTATGCAACCGGCCGGCCCTTCTCCTGCCTGAAGAACATCGTTCCCGACGTCGCCTCGACTGGGGCTAGTTGCGTCTTTGCCTGAACGCAAATGATCGCCATGTTCCGCTCCTTGTTCGCCTTGATCTCGAACGTCAGAGTGACCTTACGAGCTTCGGTCGCGCTCCTGTTCTCGTCCAAGATGTTTTCAAGCACCTCCCCCATGGCATGGCCGAAAAGCTCAACGGCTGCCCCGTTGGCTATGTTGGTGAGGTCTAATTTCAAAAGTTCGTCTTTAAGGCTGCTCATTCTTCGTCCTCCTGTTTTTCTTCAAGTCCTTCGTCCCCTGTTACCTCATGCACAAAGACATCATAGTCGTGAGGCACGACAAGGATTCTGGTTTTTAAATTGTTCGCCAACCTCCAGCGCTCGATACCCGATATCAATTTACCGAGCTGAGTCTGGGATGTTTGATACCTGGGGCGCAACAGTATGATGGCTTTGTCGGCGTCATCTACTGTCAGCTTGGCCATATGCTTCCC